CGGCGTGACGTTAATTTCGGCCGGCATATCGCGGACCTCCTCGGTCGTCCGCAAGCCCTTGAGCACGTCGCCGAACGTATCGCGCAGCACGAACCCGCGTGCGCGGAACTTGAGCATCCGCGCCGGGTAGTCGGTCCACGGACCGGCCTTTCCCCAAAGCTTCGCGGTCTTCGCGTCTGCGGTCGTGAAGGTCTCGCTCTGCGCGTCGAATCCCTTGCGCTTCGCCGTGATCTTGTAGCCGAACGAGTCCTTGCCTCGCTCGCCGACTTCTTCTTCCGAATAGGATTCAAGCTGGCCGCTGGAGCGCACAAGCGCGAGGGCAGCGTCGCCGAAGAGCGACGGCCGGCCGTTGACCACGGCGATGTTCGATAACGCAGCCATCGGCGTCAGCCCGAGCTCGGCGCCCCATTGCAGCGCGACGAGGACTGACTCCGGCTTCTCCATCCCGCGAGGCGCGAAGCCGCTGCTCACGATTGCCTTCGCAAATCGGAAGGCGTCCTCGAGACTGGTCAGTTGCACGCCGGAAGCTCCGAAGGAGATCGGCGATGAGACGGTCGGCTTTGCGACCGCGAGTTCGGTTTTGTCGGTTTCGGTATTCATGTTCGTTCGTTTTGTTGTGTTGATGCCGGTCGGTCGCGAGGGAGCGGCCGGCCGGCGTTAAATCAGAACGGAACCTCTTCGCTGATAGGCTCCGGTTGAAGCACGGGAACGGGCGTCGGGATCGTACCGCGGCGCTGATGGACGAGAGTCCGCGCAGCCTCACGCAGCGCAACGTCTGCCGGCCGCGGAGCGAATGGCGTCCCGTCTTGTTTTAGCTTCGGCGGCTGTTCTTTTGCGTACCACTCGACCGACTTCGCTCCGAGATCCGCAAGCGCCCGGCCGGTGTTCTTCCCGAAGTGGACTTGCACCGCGCCTGCGTTCTCGACCGGCGTGATCGGGAGCGGGATCTCCTCGGACATGGCGGCAGGAGCCGCGGAAGGCGTCGCCGCGGCAGGCGCCCTCGTTTGCATCAGCAGCGAGCGAAACGCTCGGATCTCGAGCATGAGCTCGGTGAATTGTTCGTTGGTCATTTCAATAGCCTTCTTTTCTCAACTTCTCGAGCAGGTTGCGTTCGTAGGTAGAAACGTAGATTGATTTGAATCCGAGTTCCCACGCGAGCCGGTAAGCCCACGAGACCGAGATCCCAGCCTCGTGCGCGAACTCCTTCGGAGTTTTACCTGCACGCAAGGCGGTATCAAGCTGGGTGCGTATGTCGTAGATCATGTGAGCTGCAGATCCTGCGTTTTCGATTCGCGCTCAATTTGAGACAAGTTTCTCACGGCCTGCCGATAATAACTAGCCTTGAGTTCAACTCCTACGCCGCGCCGGCCATTCAACACAGCACCATAAACCTCGGATCCTACTCCCATAAACGGCGTGAAGACGACCTCGTTAGGATTGGACCAAAGCACTACCGCTCTCTCGATGACATCAAGCTGGAGCGGATGCACATGACGCTCGTCGTCTTTGTCTCGGCTCTCCTCATAGGAGAGCACGTTATCGATGCGTATATCGTCCCAGACGCACGATGCGTACTGACGCCAAATCCAATGCGAGAATCTATTCTCAGTCTGTTTCCCCTCGTGTCCCTTCCATTCAAGTAGTTCTCGAGGCATCTGCCGCTCGCCAGCGTATGAGTGGAGCCCGGTCGGATGCGCTACTGGTATTGGGTTTTCTCCCTTCTTTCGGAAGCAAAGCAGGTAGTCACCGCCGGCCACGTCACACAGAGTCGAATCCTCCACGATCTGCGCGTGTGCAAGCCCCTTGGCCATCGTCCGAAGTCGAACTCCAAGCGGCTCCTTCCAGATCACTCGCCGCATACAGAACTGGAACCCGTGGCGCTCGTGAGCTCGGATGATGTCGCCGGGGAAGTCAATCAGCCCCGACCCGACATTCGCTGCAATGCCCATCCTAGCCGTATGGCCGTTGCCCGTTCCGGCCACGTCCATACAATGCACCGCTGTGATACGCCCGGGCTTGGTAAGCCTCGCAAGTTCCGAGATCACGTAGTCGTAATGCTCGAAAAACTCGGAGTAGGATCGGCAGTTAGATAGGTCGCGCTCGCTGCTGCTGTAGTTGTAGAGGCCGCAGAACGGAGGAGAATAGACCGAGAGGTCAATCGCCCCGTCAGGCATCGCGCGCATAACGTCGATGCAGTCTGAGTTGTAGAGCGCGAAGCGCTCCGTGATGTGTTGTTTGTCGTTGTTCATAACCACTTAGGGAAAACGGGATTTAACTTAGTATGTTTTGCTACTTCGATTCGGAGCTCGTCGTTGATTAGCGCGACGAGATGCTTGAACATCGCGTCCGCCTGATCGGCCTTGCGCTGAAGATTAGATACGACCCCGGACTCTCCCTCGGAAGCCACGACATCAATCACGACGTCGCGCTTCTGACCAAAACGCCAGCAGCGCCGGACTGACTGATACCATTGCTCAAACGAGTGGGACGGAAAAAACGTCTGATGCGCGCAATGCTGCCAGTTCAAACCAAAACCAGCGATCTGCGGCTTAGTAATTAGGACGCGCAATTTACCGGCCGCAAACGCCTCAAATGTCTCCTCCTTCTTGTCGTCGTCGTCATCGCCTGAGACCTCGGCTGAATCCTCAATCAGTCTAGCGAGCATCTTGCCCTCGTCATTTAGATGACACCAGACCACCGCCGGACGCCCTGTGTTTCCGACTAGGCTTGCGACCAATTCGCACCGCTCGGCAATCGTGCGCCTCCTCTCTTCTCGCTGCTCTTGAAGCGACATCGCCGGCATATCAAACAGCATCCCGTCCCGTTGATTGCGCGCCGTCACGACGTGCTCTTTTGTAGTCAGCTTAGGAAGGATAAATGGGCCGTCATCGCAGCCAATATCGCTCGGACGGCGAACAGCTCGCGCCCAAGAACAGACCCACCTCCAGAAATCGCGCTCTGAATGGCCGCGGAATCTCCACACGCCGGCCCGATGCTCGTCTGACCGCGATGTTGTTGGCCCTTGCTTCTTGAAAAAGCGGCCGAGCATATCGGAAAACCCCATCTCTCCAAGCGCTTCGCTCGAGGTTCCTAGCTCGATGTAATCGTTAGGCGCTGCCGTTGCGGTGCATAGCAAGCGATATGGAATCTTCCGAGCGAAGTCCGTGACTGCCGCCTTGGTCATTCCGTCGAAGTTCTTTAGGATTGAAGACTCATCGCAGACTACGCCCGCGAATTGATTGCGGTCGAAATGGTGGAGCCGCTGATAATTCGTAACCACAACTCGGGCTCCAGATGGAAAAGTTCCATCCGATGATCGCACGCACTCGACTCCGAACTTTGCGCCCTCCTCGACGGCCTGCCGCGCAACTGCTAGCGGAGTCAGTACGAGCACCGGCTTATTTGTGTGCCGCACAATGTTCTCGGCGAAGGAAAGCTGAATAGCAGTCTTGCCTAAACCGCAGTCCGCAAAAATTGCTGACCGTCCGCGTTGCACGGCCCACGTCACGAGCGCGCGCTGAAAGTCGAAAAGTTTATCTGGGATAAATGTCGGCTCGAATCCGTGCTTTGCTCCGACGTGACGCTTGGCATCAAGGAAGGATTCGTAAGTCACCGCATCGCCCTCCGAACCTTGGCCGCGTAATTGATGGTCGCCTGCTTGCGATCGCCTCGCACGCCTCCGTTGTGAATCCGGGCGAGCGTGTAGACGTCGCCCTCGGCCCATGCCTTTGGCGCATAGCGTTGCAGATAGGCCGAGACGACGCGGCGAGCGAAGGGCAGATCGACGACCTGCTCGTAAGTGCCGGCGACGCGGGAGTCGGTGAAGTACGCCCGCGAGATCTGAAGCGGCCCGAGGCTGCGCCCGTTATCGCCGAGGATCGGACCTTGCCGGCCGGAGGTCTCGACGACGTGCAGAGCGCGCCAGAAGGACTCCGGCGGCGCGGCGTGAGCCGCGGATGCCAGAGCGAGGAGAAGAGCGAGTCGCTTCACGAGGCGTCCTCCATCAGATGTTGCACGATCTCGCAAAGCTGGTCGCGCACGACGCGAAGTGCGACGCACCGCTCGGTGTGCTCGCGGCGCGCTTCGGAGAAGGCGTCCGGCCCCTGCGGATAATAGTCACGGCCGTTTAGCTCGACGTTCTCCAGCGCGTCGAGCGCATCAGAGACGGCCTGATAAGCGGCTGAATACCCGCTCGCGAGTGCGTCGCGGCTCGTGCCGTTGAGGTGAATGGTCGGGAGTTTCACGCGACACCTCCTTGCTTGATCGCGAAGCGAGCGTGCTCGACCCACTCCGAGATCGTCTGCTGGTTCAGATAGCAGATGTAGACCGACTCGCCAACTTGATTGCCGTCGCGGTCAAGGAAGTAGCTGTAGCCGTCGCGGTTGTTGACGATCTCGACGCCGAGACCGGCGGCGCGCAGCGCGGCGTTGATGGCGCGGGAGGTGATGGTCTTCACGACGCCACCTCCTGCTGCGCCGCCTGCGCGATGAAGTAGTTCTCGCGGAGCTTCTCGACGACGGTCGCGTCCTGCTCGCGAGTAAGGGTCGTCAGGAGCGTCGGCTTTGCGGACGGCTGCACCTCGTCCTTCGACAGCGCAGTCAAAAACCAACCGCTCGACCCTCTCACAAGAGTCGCGTGATTGACCGTGCGTCCGTATTTATAGGCGTGCGCGACGCGGTAGCCGCTGCGAAAAAAGACGCTCGCACCTTTGCGGTCGGCCTTTGGCAGTCCGAGCTTCGCGAGACCAGCCTCGGCCTCCTCGGATGCACGGATGATGTCGATTGCGAGGGCTGTGTGCGTCGAGGCGCGCTTGTTGGTTTTTTCGAGCAGCGAGGTAATCGCCGCGGAGTTGTCGTTGCTGATCTTAATCTTCATTTGTCGTTGTTGGTTTTGGTCTCGGGCTTGATTGCCTCCGACGCACGCACTCAATCCGAACCGAACCGCTTTGCCAAGACGAAAAAGAGAAAACTTTCCTGCGCTTTCGTAAGTCGCGCTTGTTGCGC